CGGATGATCGTGGACTTATCATAAGCGTACAGGCCTCACGTTTAATCGTTCCTCCGCAACTCGTTTTTGTTGCTGACAGAATATTAAACTCACAAGGCAGAACAGGTACGGCTGACAATGACCTTAACGCGATTAACAACACTGGCGTAGTGCCTGGTGGTTATTCGGTTAATCATTATCTGTCTGACCCTGATGCCTACTTCATCTTAACTTCTGTTACAGATGCAGGTGAAGGCCTCAAAATGTTCCAAAGATCTCCAATGGAGACTTCTATGGAACCAGACTTCTCTACTGGTAACATTAGATACAAGGCTAGAGAGAGATATTCATTTGGTTTCTCTGATTGGAGAGGAATCTTTGGATCTCAAGGCGCGTAATTTGAAGTCGTAACACACTTTATTACTCAGTGTTACAAAGGGCCCGAAAGGGCCCTTTTTTTATGTCTAAAATATTTAATATTTATTGTTGTAAATAGTTGTAATAATTTGCAAATATCTGTAATATGTCTATGTGAGACATTCAATTAACCAAACCAAGGAGGAAAAAAATGGCTAAAGAAACTTACAACATAATCATTAAATGTGATAGTGAAGAAGATAGGGACGAAGTTTTGAATACGATCAATGACGGTTTAGCGCCTCTTGATATTCAAACTTTGTATGAAAGAAAAATTATTAGATATGGAAAAGAATCTAACGTTTACTTTTCAGAAAATGATGAAAAATATCATCACGACAAACCTAGAGCACTTAATTAAGGAGGTAGCGTAATGGCTAGTATTTTATATATAAAAGATGATTTGATGATTGAGGAAAACTTTATGAAAAACTTTAAAAATGTTTCAAAATACTCTAAAGAGTATGATGAGTTTATGAAGGCTGAACTAGAGATAGTGAAAGACGCTTACAATTATTACGATAAAAACGGCAGCAGACAATATACAGAATCGCCTTATCCTAAGTACAGCATTAAACTTCCAAACAAAATGACAGGCATGAGACTTGTTGATTACATGGATGGTACTCAACCATGTTATGACAATACCGCATATTTAAACATGCTTGAGCAATACGACATTTATCACGACGAAAGTTTAGCGGACTATCCAAGACACGATAACACTAAAAGAATCTTTTATAGTGATTTAGAAAAAGCACAAGCCGCTTTGTACTTTCTAAAAAAACACAATGATTTAATTAACCAAACCAAGGAGGATGAATGAGCACTAGAGCATGTTACGTTTTTAAACATGAAGGTAAAAATCATGTAGGTGAAAATGCAATTACTATTTATAAACACCACGACGGCTACCCAGCTGGCGCTATTAGTTGGATAAAAGCCGCTAAAGATTACGGTAACAAGTTACCGACAGATGAGTTTGGCGAAAACCTTAACCACGAAAGAGATAAGATGGTTACAGGTTTTATGGCTTGTCCTGAAATCACAAACAGTGCCAAATGGTTCACTGACAACTATAAAGATCATGGCGATTTGTCCTATCACTATGTAATCTACGGCGACAGTATGGTAGAGATTTGGCAACATAAATATTACGTTGTCGGCGATAAAATTGAAGATAAAGTTGAGTTGATATTTCTTGGCAGTATCGACGAGGCTGTAAAAAAATATGTGCCAACTGAGGAGGTAGCGTAATGAAAAACTTAAAACCTAAAATTGAAAAAGTTTTGGTCAAAACCATAAATGAGCATTATGACTTTTATAAAGCTTATGCAGAAAACGACAAAATATTAGTTGAGTGGAAAGATCCAGACATGAACAAAAATGGACCAGAGGAGTGGTTTTTCGTACCTGAATACGACCATGAGGAGGAGTTTTGCTTTACTTGTGACGGTGGGCCTGGTTGGGACGCTATGAATCCTTATGATGCTGATTATCCTGATTACGATTTTGAGGTAAAGCTTGATAAAAATTTTGAAAAGGCTGGTTTGTTTTGCGAACCATACGCCAGCTGGAAACATTGTGTAGTGGAGGATAAGTAGTGACGAAAATATACTTAGATATGGACGGAGTTTTGGCAGACTTCGTAACCGGTGTGCAAGGGCCTGATTATTTAGATGGCCCTTTAAAAAGCGAAGAACAATACGACGACACCAAAAAAAATCTTATACTCAAAAGATTATTTAAAAATTTACCGCCAATGCCTAACATGCTAAAGCTTGTATCTTATGTAAAACAAACAGGCTTGCCTTGGGAGATCTTAACTTGCTCAGGTGAGATCGAAAGACCTCTGGTGGTAGCCGACAAAATAAATTGGATTAGAGAACACGTTGATTACAACGTAGTCGTTACTTCCACGCTCAAAGGTAAGCACAAAGCCATCTTTGCAAAAAAAGGTGACATTCTAGTAGACGATAAAAAATCTAATGTAAAGGCTTGGGAGGACGCAGGCGGCATTGGTATCTTACATACGGACATTGACGAGACTATAGAAGAATTGAAAACAATATTGTTTTTTTAAAGCCTAAATAGTAATATCAAAGCGTACGATTAATTGTTACGGGCATGGTGCCCGTAATGGCTATTTATAAGGAGGCTGATTATGACTACGCATTTTACTTCGGGGGTTACAAATGTAAGCTCCACCGGATCTGGAGGTTTGTTAAAAGAACCTTCAAACCGAAAATATCACTCTTATTTTGAAGATTTCAATATCTACAATGCTGGTGATTTTACTATTACAACTACTGAGGATGGCTCTGGCTCTGCTGCTGAGGCGCTCATTGATGGCGATGGTGGTTTATTACAAATCACAAACGCAGCTGGTGACAATGACCATGACTTTTTCCAATTAAAAAAAGAAGGTTTTTTGTATGAAACTACAAAACAGTTGGCTTTCTTTTTCAGATTTAAGGCTAATGACGCCACACAATCTGACATAGTAGCTGGGTTACAGTTGACTGATACAACGCCTTTAGACGTTACAGACGGCATATTCTTTTTAAAAGCGGATGGTGCTGCGACTATTGATTTTATCGTAGAGAAAGATAGCACACAGTCCACTTTAACTTTGCCTAATTCACTGGCAGATGACACTTTTATGACTATTGGTTTTGTTTACAATCCAAGAGATCAAAAGTTTCGCGTCTATCAAAACAATGTAGAGGCTGGCACAGTAGTTAATACTAACGCTCCAGACAATGAAGAACTCAACGTATCTTTCGGTATACAAAACGGTGCAGCTGCGGCTAAGGTGCTGACGGTTGATTATGTTGAGGCTTTAAAAGAACGTACAGCAACAACTGAACTGTAAGGAGTAAACCATGGCTGATACAGTAACAAGTCAGACCATTCAAGACGGAGAAAGAACCGCCATACTCAAGTTTACGAACGAGAGTGACGGTACAGGAGAATCATCTGTAAAAAAAGTTGATGTTTCGGCATTAACTACTAATAGTAAAGGTGAGGCTTGTACTAGCGTTTCTATATCAAGAATATATTGGGCCTGTAGAGGTATGGGCGTGGACCTAGAGTTTGACGCTACAACCAATGTTCTTGCAATTCCACTACCAGCGGACAGTACCGGTGATGAATATTACGATTTATTTACAGGTATACCTAACAACGCTGGCTCTGGAGTTACAGGAGATATAGATTTTACTACTGTTGGACACAGTAATGGCGATGCTTATTCGATCATATTAGTTTTGACAAAAAACTATTAATGGCAACGACTAAAGATGTAAAAAGGACTCCCAGCGGTAGGCTCACTTATCGCGGGGAGACTTTTTCTGGTTACAACAAACAAAAACGAACGCCTGGTAAAAACAAAAAATTTGCAGTTTTAGCGAAGAAAGGCGATCAAGTAAAAATTGTACGTTACGGAGATCCTAATTTAAGTATAAAAAAGGACCAGCCTGCGCGTAGAAAAAGTTTTAGAGCAAGACATAACTGCGATGCGGTACAAAAGAAAAAAGATGTATTTACAGCAGGTTATTGGTCGTGCAAAAATTGGTAAATAATTATGGCAGAAAAAAGTAAAACCCCAAAAAACGTCGCTAATCCTAGTTTATATGCAAAAGCAAAAGCTAAGGCTAAACGCAAATTTAAAGTATATCCTAGCGCTTATGCAAATGCTTATATGGTTTCTGAGTACAAAAGAATGGGCGGTAAGTATAAAGGCACTAAAAAAGCAGAAGGTGGCGAGATGAGTTTAAAACCAATACCAGCAGATAACAAAGGTTTGCCAAAGCTGCCAAAAAAAGTAAGAAATAAAATGGGTTTTATGCGTAACGGCGGTGAGGTGATGATGCTACAGGGCAGAGGTTGTGGCGCTATGATGGACAGCAAACGAAAAAAAACTAGAGTGCCAAGGTCCTAATGGTTGCTAAGGCAAGCACAATAAAGCGCAAAATAAAACAAGGCAAAAAACTTGGTTTTAGTGAGCGTGCATCTGCAAAAGCTAGAGGTCTAATAAAAAGAGCCGACGGCACAAAACGTAAAAGTCCAAAATACAAAAGGAAATGAAAAAGAAAAGAGATCCTAAAGTAGGCACAGGCAAAAAACCTAAAGGATCCGGTAGAAGGTTATACACCGATGAAAACCCAAAAGATACCGTCAGTATTAAGTTTGCAACCATGAAAGATGCAAACGCTACGGTAAACAAAGTCAAAAGAATCAAGAAACCGTACGCACGCAAAATACAAATACTCACAGTTGGCGAACAACGAGCTAAAGTTATGGGCAAAACAGGCATAGCCAACGTTTTCAAAAAAGGTAAACAAGCAATAAGAAAAGCACATGGCAAAGACTAGCGGAGGACTAACCAAGTGGTTCCAACAAGATTGGGTGGACATTGGTGCGCCAAAAAAAGGTGGCGGCTTTGCTAAATGTGGAAGGACTAAGTTAAAAGCGGACAGAAAAAGAAAATACCCAAAATGCGTGCCGGCTGCTAAAGCTAGACGTATGACCAAATCACAAATAAAATCAGCGGTGTCTCGTAAAAGAGCAAAAAAACAGGGTGTTGGTGGTAAACCAACAAATGTGAAAACTTTTGCATCGAGAGGTGGTATGATAATATCAAAATCTAATATGGGTTTATACGGAAGGAGCTAACAATGAAAGGAACTAAATACAGAGCCGGAGGCGGAGGTATGAAAGGTACCAAAATGCGTGCCGGAGGCGGTGGTATGAAAGGTACTAAAATGAGAGCTGGCGGTGGCGGCATGAAAGGTACTAAAATGAGAGCCGGAGGCGGTGGCATGAAAGGTACTAAATATAAAGCTGCTGGCGGTGGTATGAAAGGAACGAAAGGCATGGCTAATGGTGGTGCTGCGGCACGTTCTGAAAGATCTGCTACAGGTTTTAGTAATATGCCTGCATCTGTTATGTCAGCTCTCATGGGCGGTGGCACTAGAATGGCAGGTCAAGCGGCTGTTTTAAAAGGCACCAAAGGTATGGCCAACGGCGGAGCTATGAAACGCACCAAAGGAAAGTCTAACGGCGGAGCTATGAAAAGCACTAAAATGAGAGCGAAAGGCAGAGGCTTATACGGAAAATAAAAAAATTATAGGAGTTAAATTAAGTGGCGTATTTAATTTCAAACATACCTCAGTTTAAATGCTGGGTTCGTAAAGAGTTTACGGCTAACCACCAAAACTATCATGGCGAGTATTTGCACGCTTTAGCGTTTGCTGTAAACACCATTCCTGACAGGTCTCTTTCTTTTCAAGTGGTTTTTACTGGTTGTGAAACCGACTTCGAAGATTACCCTGACGAAAACGTACACGGTGGCGCTATGTGGGCCCGTATGCCTATCGAGGCGCTAGTAGCCGACATACCCTTAGCTAAATGGCCAGAACCCATGGAAGATCACCTAGCGCAACCTTGGGACTGTTTGAGCCATCATCACTCGGTCATAACCATGGATAGAGTTAGCTCGTCTCCTTGGATCTGCAAAATAGGCGGTGAGTTTTATACGGGCAGATACATGTTTACCGTAGATTACACAGAACACAGCATAGCCGACGATCCGGCTCAACATAAGCAATCACATGTGTTATATTTAACTGACGCCGGTGACTACACAGGCAATATTGTTGCATTACCGAACAATAGAGTGAGAGCGACAAATCCTGCGTTATGGCGTGTGGGCGAAGGCGCTCCCGACTTTTCACCAAGTCAGTGGGTGCACTCAGCTGAGGGACATGAAAGTTACATGGATCCTGATATAACATTTAATAACTTGTATAGTGACGGAATAGAGGATGAATGATGGCAGATTTAACAACAGCACAAAAAAGAAAATTAATTAAAGAATTAAAAGGCGCGTCTAGGCTGCACGCAAAACAAGCGGCACAAATAGAAAAGTCTCTGAAAAAAACTAAGAAAAAATAATGGCTACATCAAGTAGTAAAAATTTTGAGCTTGACGTAGCTGATTATGTTGAAGAGGCCTACGAACGTTGCGGATTAGAACTCAGAACAGGTTACGATTTAAAAAGCGCAAACAGAAGTTTGAACCTAATGTTGGCAGAATGGGCCAATAGGGGTTTGAACCAATGGACCATCACAGAAAAAACAATAAGCATGGTCAAAGATATAAAAACTTTTGATATAGATAGCACAAACCCAACGGCACCTATTGATGTTTTAGACGTGATTATAAGAGAAACGGTGGGCACAGAGACTACAGACATACCCATGACCAGATTAAGTAGAGCTCAATACACTCACATCACGACTAAATCAACAACAGGAAAACCAAATCAGTTTTTTATAAACAAGCAAATCACGCCAACTATTTCTGTGTGGCCTACACCAGATAAATCAGACACTTACACGGTTGTTATGAACGTTTTAATGAGAATGGACGACGCCGACGCTGGCGCAAACACTTTGGATTTACCTTTTAGATTTTTTCCTTGTCTTGCTGCTGGTCTTGCATACTATATATCTATGAAGAGAGCACCAGAAAGAACAGCTGCTTTGAAGGCAATATACGAAGATGAGTTTCAAAGAGCCTTAGCACAAGACGAGGACAGAGCGTCTTTTAGAATAGAACCAAGTTTGAGGAACTACAACAACGCATAATGGCTTTTGCATCAGGAAAATTTGCTTACGGAATCTGTGACATCACAGGTTTTAGGTACAAGTTAAAAGACATGCGGAGAACGTGGGACGGATTATTAGTAGGTCCAGATCAGTGGGACGCTAAACATCCACAGCTTATGCCAAAACCAGCTGAACAAGATCCCCAAGCATTAAAAGACGCAAGGCCAGATGTGACGGACGACAACTCTGTTTTTCTGGTTTACACGAATGTTGGCGATGGAAAATTAGGATCCGTGCTAACAACTTTTTCTGTAAGTGTAGGTTTAGGTGAGGTTACAATAACAACATGAGTTTTACGTTAGCTACATTAAAAACGGCTGTGCAAGATTACTTACAGGTATCTGAGTCCACATTCACAAGTCAGTTAGACAGGTTTATACAAGAATCAGAAGACAGAATCTTCTCCTTAGTTCAACTACCTAACCAAAGAAAAAACGTGCAAGGTACGCTAACCTCTGGCACTAGGTTTTTAGCAACGCCGACAGATTTTTATGCGCCTATGAGTTTGGCGATAATTAATTCATCAACATACGATTACTTGGATTATAAACATCCATCATTTATCAAAGAGTTCTCGCCTGGTACAACACAAGGCACACCTAAGTATTACTCTTTGTTTGACGAAACATCTTTTGAAGTAAGTCCGATACCTGATAGTGGGTATACGGTTGAACTTCATTATTTACACAAACCAGCCTCTTTAACAAGTGGTAGTGACAGTGGTACAACATTTTTGTCTACGGATTATCCGGACGCATTGTTGTACGGAGCGTTGGTAGAAGGAGCAGTCTTTCTCAAAGAACCGCTAGATGTCGTTGCACAGTTTGAAGGGCGATTCAAGGAGGCGATAGCTAGAATGAAAAATACATCAGAAGGTCGCGGCACACGCGACGAGTATAGATACGATTCAGTCCGCTCAAGCGTGACTTAGTGGAACCTATACAAGAATTACAAGGCAAAAAAGTAGCAATCATAGGCTTGGGTGTGTCACAAGTCGATTTTGCTATAGGTTTAGAAAACTCAAGAACATGGGACGAGATTTGGTGCATCAACTCAGCCGGCTTGGTATATCCAGCAGATAGAATATTTGCACTAGATCCGGCGAGTAGGTTTTTTGATTCTGACGACGCTGGTAAACAAACAGAGGCTATGAAAAAGTTAATGCGTGAAACCGATACGCCTATCTATACTTCGGAGTTAGATCCTAGAGTCAAAAATCCCGTGCTATATCCGGTTAGCGAAGTATGTAACGCAACTAAGTGTGCTTACATGAATAACACTGTGGCTTTTGCTCTTGCGTTTGCTCTATGGAACAAGGTAGCAAGAGTGGATCTATTCGGCATAGATTTTTCTTACAAGGAAAATATGCACTTTGCCGAGGCAGGAAGAGCTTGTGTTGAGTTTTGGATTAGTAAGTTAATGTGCGAAGACATAGTGGTTGGTATCAGTGGAAGATCTACGGTCTTAGATTCTAACGTGCCGGCCACACAAAAACTCTATGGTTTTCATAGATTGGCAAAACCTTTGGTCGCGGTGCCGCATAACGGTGAGTTTATTATTGGTCCTTATGACGAAATCAACGAAAAATTAGAAAAGGTTGGATTAAAAATAAATGAAGATGTAGTCCCGCCAGAACCATACAAAGGTTGATATGAGCGTTGATAGCGATTTCGAATTAGGACAAATATCTATACATACGACCG